CTCACATATTGAGTGGAACCTTTTTCATATGCCATAATCTCTTCTAGATCATCAAAGACAACATTCAAGTATCTTGGTTTTAACAGGAAAATATTTCTCTTCTCTTCTTGAAGTTTCTCTTCATACTCATAGTTTGTTACAGGAACAGCAGCATCAGATCTTGTAATAAGTGATGATGATAATCCATCATAATATCTAAAAGTAAAATCAGAATCAACTTGAAGACCAGCGGATAAAACTACTACACCATTACTATCTTGTATCTCTTGAGTTTCGTAATGATGAATACCGCCGAATATTGTATCATAACCACCATACTTATCTACAAGGAAAGCATCAAAGGATGCTTGTGGTAATGGCCATTCTGTTTGGATGTTCAGAATATTATTACAAACTAAAACCAACCAATCTAAATTGGAATCTCCATAATAACTAAATGCAACATTGTCTGGTCTATCATCACCTACAATTTGATACTTGGTGAACACTGCTAGATTTTGAAAAATGTCTTCTCTTAATTTTCCTTTCTTAAACAGATTCTTGACAGTAATATAGTCAGAGATCTTCGCATCAGGAAGTCTGCTGACGTATTCAAAATCTGGAACTCTTCTGAAGTAGTTTGACATTTTAGTAACCCAACTCCGTGTCTACTGCTGCGCCATCATTATTTCCATAATCATCATTAAAGATTGGTTCAAGTTCTTGGAACTGCATTGTTATTTGATAAGAGACCATCTTACCATCAGTAAATGTTGCATAACTTCCTTCTGGTGCATAGTCAACAGTGAAGGATTGTAATGCACACTCTTTAAATTTGTTCAAGTATTGATGAGGACTATTTTTATGTAGATATTCTAATTTAAATGTATGTGGAGTTTTGAGGAAAAGATTTGATGGAGTTCTTTGAACTGCCATTCCCTGTTTAAAGAAACGAATAATCTTAATAATCTCATTTGCTTCTGGTCCACTTCTTGCGGAGAGTTTAAATGTAAATGAGAATGGTCTCAATGTTGGTGCTTGAAATAATAACTCCATATTTGGATTTAATACAGCACCAGTTGCTCTGGTTAAAAGTTGTGCTCCTGTTCCAGACGCAGCACCTGCAAAGAACGCTGCAATTCCAGTTTTGACGGGATCTTTGTTTCCTTGTATATTCTTTAAGAGACCAACTGTTTGTTCCGCTGCTGCACTGCCACCTTTAGTGATTCCTGTGAGAGCAAGAGCAGCAAGTTCAGCCTGCACTGGATTCATATTCTCTGATCCAAACTGAACGGAGTTAGTATCCGTAATTCCTGATGGAATTGGTAGAAATACTGATCCAATAATTGTATACTCTTCACTTCTTTTTGGTTCAAACCCAATGGAAGTTCCCCCAGTGATTCCTCCACCAGGTTTTCTTGGAACATACTTAACCATATTAATCTTGAGAACATCTTGATTTGTGTCTGCAAGATCTAATGGATACTTTAAATTTGCTGGAAATTTATCTCTTGAAATTGAAGAACCTGATGCTCCTTGAGCACTTTCTAATGGAGTAGAAGCAGATTCTGATGTTGGTTCTGCGGCAGGTTCACTTGCTGGAGATTCTTTTGGTGGGGGAGTTGCTCCTTGTCTTGGTACAACAGGTTTTGTTTTTTCTGGTGCTGCATTTGCTTGAGATTTGTAGGTAGGAGTAGCAGCAATTCTGTTGTAATTTGCAATTCCTATGGGATCTGTTCCTGCATTTAACTTTGCATTTTTTAGAACAGATGCTTGAATAGCCTTATCTAAAGATGAAAAATTTGATTTTCCGTTTGCATCTTTTTGATTAAATCTTGCATTATATAAAGACTGATTGTGTATGACTACACTGTTAGTAGAAGCATTTCTTGAATAAATCAGAGTGTCTCCAAACAATCCTGGTCTGTAGACATCATAATTTCCGTTTGATATATTGCCCTTTACAACAACTCTATCTGCAGCACCAGCAGGACCCGTTCCAGCGGATGGTAGTAATCTTGTTGGCAAAGTTGCCTTAATGATGGAAGAACTTTCAGCTTCCCATCCGGGTGTTGTGGATGCAGCCATCAGAATGGTGGTTTTTTATTTATTTAGACGGAACTTTCCATACTGTAATGCGAGCAATTCATCAAGTTCATTGTATTTTACAACGTGAAGTTTCCCTACAACTTCTTCCCAAGTATATTGTCTTCCTTGTCTCCAGTGAAAATTGATGCCTTTAAATCCCCATCTCTCCAATGATGTGCAAGCAATCAATGGGTATTGATCATACTCAATGTCTGGAGTTTTGGGACTGTAAACAAAAGTATAAAATTTACCTGGTTCTGGATATAAAACTTCTTCTTTAAACACTTCCATAATGAACATCATAACATCGTCTTGATCAACAGATCTAGACTCTGCAATTTTTCTCTGCAGTTCTCTAGTTCTTGCAGTTCCTGTTCCTACATACTGACCGAAACCTTGTGGTGCCATTACTTAATACCTAGTTCGTCTTCGGTGACTATCTTAAATTCTATGAGTCTATCTGCACAAAATTCTTTTGCTGCTTTCCATTTTGCTTGATTGATTTCGTAAGTCAAACATTCGTGAATGTAAGATTTAGTAACTCTTGTTTTCTTAACAGGAGGTTTTGTTTGTTTCTTTGGTTTAACTTCAATCACATATGTTTTAACCTGACCAGTTGATTCTTTCACTTTAATAATGAAGTCTGGAAAGTATCTGTGAACACGTTTATCAACTGGAGAGATATAAGGAATACAAAATTCTTCACTTCCCCATTCCAAAATGCTTTCATTCAGATCGCACCAATGACAGAACTTTCTTTCCCAACTACTACGACAAATGATATTGTTGGGATTACCTTTATATTTTTTGGGGAAAGATGGTCTGTATTTACTCTTGATACTTTCTGCCATCATACATAATATATAAGGTCAAATAGTATTTATAAATGCCTAAACCAAGGTCACTTTCAGACATTAAATCAAAGTTATTAAGACCTGCACTTACTTCTCACTTTGAAGTGGAGATTCCTATACCTCCAATTCTGGGAAACATTCTTGGACCACAGCAAGATAGATTAAATCTTATGTGTTCCGAAGCATCTTTACCTGGTTCTCAACTGACAACATTAGAACTTAATAATGATAGAACTGGCGTAACAGAGAAACACGCTTACAGAAGAATGTATGATGATAGAATTGATCTTACATTCTATGTTGATGCAGAGTCTTATCTACCGATTCGTTTCTTTGAAATGTGGATGAGATCAATTGTAAATGAAGATAATGCAGAGGAAACACCTGAAGCAAAAAATTATTTCTATCGTGTGAAATATCCAGATGAATATATTTCAGATCAAGGATTGATTGTAAGAAAATTTGAAAGAGATTATAGATCTCAATTAACATATGAGTTTGTCAGGAGTTTTCCTCTTTCAATCTCTTCTATGCCAGTCTCTTATGACTCATCATCTTTATTGAAGTGTACAGTTTCAATGAGTTACATTAGATATATTATCAAAGAATTGCCATCAAGAACTCCTGAACAACCAAGGACTGCTTTGGATCAAGCTAAATTCAATGCGAGTACTTTGACTATTCCAGGTCTTGAAGGTGCTGCTGCTTTAAGCACTGGTGGTATTCCTCTTTCTGTTGGTGGAGTTCCCCAATCCGCTGCAAATGCTTCTGGAAATACTGTTGATAGAAGAGTTGAAGCAGGACTTCCTTATGTTGGAAGAAACGTCGGACCAATTGCACCTTTCTCTGGTCTCTAATAAATAATCATACTGAACTTTTTGGGTTATTATGCCATTACCAAAAATTGCTACACCAACTTATGAACTTGAGTTGCCATCCACAGGAGAAACAATTCAGTATAGACCTTTCCTTGTAAAAGAAGAAAAGGTTCTTGTAATTGCTTTGGAAAGTGAAGACACAAAGCAAATTACAACTGCTGTAAAATCAGTTATAAAAAATTGTATTCTTTCTAAAGGTATTAAGGTAGAGAATCTTCCAACATTTGACATTGAATATTTGTTCCTTAATATTCGTGGCAAGTCTGTTGGAGAAGACCTTGATGTGAATATTGTTTGCCCAGATGATGAGGAAACTCAAGTAGTTGTTAATATTAATCTGGATGATATTAAAGTACAGAAGAGTGAAGAGCATACTAATAGAATTAAAGTTGATGATTCAATAATGATGGAGATGAAGTATCCATCATTGGAACAGTTCATCAAGAATAACTTTGACTTCAGCGATAAGAATGCAATGGATCAATCTTTTGAATTGATTGCATCTTGTATTGATAAGATCTACACTGAAGATGAAGTATGGGCTTCTGCGGATATTTCTAAAAAAGAAGTAGTAGAATTTCTTGAATCAATGAACTCTTCACAGTTCAAAGATATTGAAAAATTCTTTGAGACAATGCCTAAACTTTCTCATACTATTAAAGTTAAGAATCCAAACACCAAAGTGGAAAGTGAAGTTGTTCTTGAGGGCTTGGCATCTTTTTTCGCCTAGGTATGGTGCATATGGACTTGGCAAATTATTTTCAACTTAATTTTGCCTTGATGCAGTACCATAAATATTCTTTGACCGAGATTGAAAATATGATGCCTTGGGAACGAGACATCTATGTTGGACTATTACAAAATCATCTTGAAGAAGAAGAATTAAAACAGAAACAACAAAATGCCTTCAAGTAGCACTTCCCTAGACTTTTTAGATAGAGATCAACCTTGGTATAAGGGAAGAGTTTCTGATGCGCTTTGGAGTAGACTTAAGGCACGATTAACTGGTGGTACGGACTCTGCTGGTATACAGTATTCTTCTTTCGTTCGTTTATCTTCATCAGATGCTGATAAGATAATTGCCAAGATGAAAGAGGATCCTCGTGGATATCCTCAAGTAGATCAAAAAGGAAAGGATGGTGGGTATTATAATCTGGAAGCATACCAGAACTGGTTAGTAGAAGAGTACCTGGAAAGCAATGAACCACCAGGTCTTGATGATATACTGAAAGAAATTAGAGAAGAAAAGCAAGAAATCAAAAAAGCACCAAAACCAAAAGTATCAAAGGTAAAATCATCAGCGATTGTACCTTCAAAGTTTATTGGTGCTGAAAGATATCAAGCGTATCTAGATGAACTCACTTCAAGTGGAACTATTGGTGGCAGACAACTGTCACCATCTGAAAGAAAAGAGGGGTTCAAGAAGAGAGGAAGCAAAATAGATTTTGAGAAGTTTGTTGATAAAGTTTTAAAGAAAAAGACTGGTCCTTCAGTATCTGGTCCAGCAAGAACATCTCTTGGGAGAGGTGGTGCGATTGTTAAATCTCCTGTTAGTGTGGCTCAACCGTTCGTTGCAACTCCTGTATCTGAAAAGACTCAAGAGAACCTTGATGACATAATGAAAGGTATTGATTCTATTTTGAATACAATCAGGTCTGAACAGAAGTTTAAAAAAGATGTAGAATCAAAGGAAAGAAGAAGGAAGGAAACTGAATCAAGATCTAGAAGAGAAGATAAGTTAGAAACGGGAACATTTAAAAAATTAGCTAAAGCAACTGAAAAAGTTCTTGCTCCTGTGAAGAATCTTTTCCAAAAAATATTAGACTTCTTCCTCACAGTTTTTGCTGGAAGAGTTCTGTTTAAACTTGTTGATTGGTTCAGTGACGATGCAAATAAAGAAAAACTAAATGCGATTGGTAGGTTCCTCAAAGACTGGTGGCCAGCTCTTCTTGGATCTTACATTGCTTTTGGAACTTCTTTTGGTAGATTTATTACCTTTGGAGTAGTCGGAAAAATACTTAAGTGGACTGCAATGCTGACTCGCTTTGCTATTCCAAAACTTCTTTTGTTTGCTAAAAACCATCCACTATTAGCAGGTGCTGCAATTGCTGGTGTTGGTGCTTACGCAATAACCCAGATGAATCAGGGGAATAGAGAAGAGGAAAATAAGGAGAATGATGCAGAAACAGTAACACCAAAAGAAACAAAAGAAACTGGACAAACTCCAGGACCTTCTCAATTGATGAGAGAATCTGTCCTCCAGAGAGGAGCACAGTTAAGTGGTGGTGGAAGAGTTCCTGGTTCTGGAAGCGGAGATACTGTCCC